TATTGACCCTTATCCTCAGCAGAATAATATTCTGTACAGTGCCCAGCTAACTCTTGATGGCTACATCGAGCTTCACCATCCATAATCCCCACCTTGACCCCGGAGCCATCTCCGTATTTGTGGGTTAAATTGATTGCATTATGGGCCCAATCACTACCATACACAGCACTAGATGCTGCAAACAACATAACTAAAATATACCGCTTCATTTCACTACCCTTCCCTTTCGGGAGTTTTAAGAATCGTCTTTTATTCGCATATTTGTCTTTGCGATCAAATAGCTCCTAACAAGACCACTACGAATGATATCACCAATACCAAACTCTACTATTTCAAACTCTTCCATTTCTCCTAGAATAGCCTGAAAATTGTGATATCCATCACGATCACCATTATGCTTCCGTAAATCTGACTGTGCCATATCACCGGCAAAACAAATCTTACTGTCTTGACCCACTCTCGTCATAATAGTGTCCAACTCTTGAAATATTAAATTGGATGCTTCATCTACAATTATAATACTTCTATCAAATGTTTGACCTCGTAAAAATGAGGTCGAATAAAATTCTAATGATCCCTGTTCGACTAACTTACTATATAATATTTGATGCCCTTGTTCTGATGGCATCTCAAACAAATATCTAATAAGAATCCTGTAGGGATCCTGATACAGGTCTGACTTCTCTTCCAATGTACCCGGAAGAAACCCAATATCTCTAGAAGGTAACAACGATCTAACCAACACTACCTTATCAAACGGCTGACCTTTATCTAACACAGCCTTTAAAGCCAAATGTAATAGAATAAAAGTCTTACCTGTTCCTGCACTGCCTGTAAGGAACACATTCTTTTCTTTAGCCCATGCATCAAAAACCTTTTGCTGGTTTTCACCAATGGGATTAATTGTGAGTAATTGATTAGAGTTTATATACATCTTTTTGTGTTTGCTCAATTGGCAATAGTCTCCTATAAAAATGGTTACTATTAATATTTAGTTTCTATGTTACCTAAAGGATGACTCCTCTTAATTCTCTTTAATACAGAATTCCAATCTTCAGATGTATGACTTAGAACATCGCCCGTATGTCCAATTAAACTATTTTTGGGTGGACTAAACACAGTTCTCCACCCTTCTTCCTTTTTAGCCTCCATCTCAGAGATAGTACATATAAATTCATGTTCTACCCCTTCAGGATCTTTCATTAGATAGGTAGGCATTACTGTTGAATCTTCCAAGCACCATCAGCCTGTCTACACGCTGTGCCATGGGCACTCTCTGGATTACCACCAATGTATACTACTTGTGTAAACTCACGACACGGTTGCCCGTTCTCTTGAATCACAGTAGACTTGGGTGTAAATGTACCAGAATTATGTGTATTTGGATTCTCCCACACACCAACTTCGTTTGTTGGGGCTCGTTCCATTGTATGTTCAAAGGTCTGTGCCATCAGCATCTGATCTCGTTCATCTAACTGTTGACCAAGACTTGAACCAATCATGGCACCAAGTCCGATACCCAAGACAGTCCAAAGTTCCTTCTTACTGGAGTCTTGCCCTAAACCATAGGCCAGAGCTCCCCCTGTAAGGGCACCCAATGCGGTCCCAGTTTCCATTTTTGTAGCACACCCACTGACTAACGGGAGTGTTACTAAACCCACCAACATTAACTTCTTCATTTCCATCTCCTATTTATTTCAAAAATGTATGATTCCCAATTAGAGCCACTACTTCTTTTTCAGCTGCCCAACTAGGTGTAACCTTCTTATGTGCATAATAATTTAGAGCACCATCTGTAATATCATTCTTTATATTAGCTACTAAATATAGCCACACTGCTTTGACAAAAGCTTTTCTGTCTTTAGGTTCATCTGATCTACCATCTTTCGTCCATGAAAACTGTTTGGGTTGCCAAACAACTTCACATATAGTATTAGGATACCTCGGACTTTCTACTCTGTTTCGCACTACTTGAGCAACAGCTATTTGTCCTAAATTAGATTCTCCTCTACTCTCATGGTAAATATTTTGAGCACCACAATATAGTTGTTCTCGTTTTTGTATGTAGTCTATAGACATACCAAAAGTGAACAAGATTGCAGCGATAATATTAAATATCATAATATTTCTCGATGAGCAGCTCTACCCTCCTGTGGTGTATAATCTGAACCTAAACCTTTCTCTGTAGGATCGAAAGTCTCAACCCCAACGTGTTCAAGACCTAAATGATATAGCCAAATTATTAGCTGTCTTTCTTCTAACTTTAATTCATGTAAAGTTTTAGCTGCTAAATGGGCCCAAGACTTATGAGAAATCTCATAATGATCCTCATGGTTAAACCATTCTCTCTTAGGTCGTTTAGCCGCAAAGTTTTCTGCAAGTGTCCTGACTTGCCAATCACTCCATCTACCATCAGCCATTACATATCCCTTATTTGATTCATTTCCATTTCTTCAATCTCTTGAAGTTTATCTCTGGCTTCAGCAATAATCTGTATCTGACTATCTACTGATGTAACAATGTCTGGGTGCTCTGCAACACCAGCTGGGTGCTGTAGATATACCTGAACATTAGCCCGGGCACAATCTATCTCTGCCTCATACTTTCTTCGTAATGCTATTACTATTTGTTGACTAATCATTCTTGTAACAAGACTTTAGTATCAGTCTCGTCTCCTGCTTCATATTCTACCATGTGCTTTTCTGCTTCTTGAATGGTCTTGAAAAACTGACCACCTCTGGGCTCATCGTCCTCAAACTCTTGCACATAATACTTCCCAGTAGTAGGTGAACCAAATATCTTTTCACCTGGATCTAATATTTCTAGTGTTGCTCTCTTAGGCATTATATATTCTCCCTGTGTGTAGGGCATACAACCCTTGGCGGGTATTGTCAGACAATAATCCACCTTGAGCTCGAGCACCAAAATCAAAATCTCTAGTAAGAGCAGTTATCATCTGACTTCTTACATTCTCTGTCCATGATACATGAATAACTTTTGTATACGGCTTACGTTTGATATTATTTGCATCAGGTACAAAAATATTATCAGCAATAGTAATTGCTGTCGGGCCTTCAATTGTTGACAAGACTGTACCCACCGCTACATAACCCTTTCCACCTGTATCAAATGCTGCTAACACAAATTCATTCCCTGCATCAGGTTTCATAGATGTGTTTGTAGCTATATAACCAGAATTAACACTTAATGCTAATGCTTCAAACCCACCCTTTTCATAATGCAACCCAAACAACTCTACATCTTTACTCATAATACCATTCCTCAAACATTTCGTAAAGTTCTCCTTCTAACCGATAGGCTTCTTTCTCCCACGGTTGATCATCATAGTGTACTCGACCGAAAGACCGAGACTTCCATTGCACTCGTCCTGATTCATAATCACACAGTTCTTTTCTAACAAACTGTTTCAAATGAACCATCTCATGGGCTAACCAAGTAAGAATCTGCTCAAAGGTATACTTCATAGAAGCATCCAGTTCAATCATAAACTCTCTAGGCCTAGATAAATTGTCATCTACAATATGACAATACCCATACGCCTTTTCTTTCTTTTTCAAATTATTGGTCAGTTTAATATCTAGATAGATATTCTTCGTCATCCGAGTTCCCAAAAGAATCTCACCATAATCTAGAGCAGCACTACCGATTGCTCGATGGAGTTCTTTATTGTTACTCCGATACCCTTCAATGTACAGTTGCATCTGGCTCTATCTCCTTAAATACATATCGGAGTACATAGTCTGTCCCCTCTAGAAATTTACGAGCTTCTTCCAGATCATCAAACGTCTTTATCACATTAAACGTCCGTTTACTGAGATTACTCTTAACTATGGGGGCAGTTACCGCAGAAAAGCCTAGTGACTTATAAGTATAGTCACAGACTTCATACTTCTCAATTGTCGGTATAATTATCGACATTTTTCACTCCCGCTAAATGATGAGAACCCATTTCTCATCTCATCTATTATTATACCACACTCTAGGCCCCTTGTCAAGCACTATATCCCTTTGATTCTAAAGGCTTTTTTCATAAGTGTTTGATTTTTAAGGGGAAAAAAGATTCTCTTTCCTATCAATGACTTACGTTAAGTCTATTAGTATATTAGAAAACTCTTATTATCTGCGGTTGGAATCTGCAATATCTGCTGGTAATCTACCCAAATCCGGGCGTTGTGCTCTCCTCTGCTCAATCAATTTCTGGTCCAGAAAATTCTCATCCCAGCCAAAGGCTTCTCTTATTGTGTTAGCATTCAGACCTTTATACTTCTTATTCAATGTGCGATTCTTCGCTTGAAGTACTACTTCTGCTTCACCTTGACTCAAACCTTCTAACAATTGAATAAACATCATCTCTCGGCGAGCATCATTTATTTGTGTATTACCAAACACCCATTGATCGGTAGTACCAAATACTAGCTTCTTTATATAATAATGTAAGTTCTTAGCTTCATTAATCAACATAGTATGCTCAGTACCATCCGGTGCATCATTAGGCATATAAGGTACGTCACCCTCCGGAAGCATCCATTCAATATCTGGATTAAAAGCCACCATCAAAAAATTTTCTAAAGCTTCGTTTCGATGCTTGCGGAGCACCTCTATCTTCTTTGGTTTGTCCTTTGCATTATTTACTTTTGCAAATATTTCGTGAAACAAAGGTTCATATGTTTCATATGCCATCTCAAAAATCTCCTATAGATTGTATTAGTTTACTTAATTTCTTCTCAACAAAATATCCAAACAACTTACTACGATCTGCTGTTTTTACATTATCATATTCTTGTACAATGTTATCCTGAAGCTCTACTGGAATCTTTGTCAAGTCTATGAGTGTTTCATTACGTTGCCAATTTCTAATCCAAGTATCTTTCGGACACTTAGCCAACGTATGAAGTAAAATAGGTTCGTGATGATTCATTTGTTCTAACACCTCTGCAATAACAGCTTTACGCATAGGCTTCTGTCTTTTACTTTCTGTAAATGTATCATCTGGTGATAGTATGTTTGGAACCCCATCACTCCTATCTCCCTTCAAAATATGCTCACTTAAATACTGTTTGGGAAAAGGATGAGTCACCATCTTTTTAGTAACAGGACTATACTGGTCAATATTAACCCAATGTAACTGGATAAAATCCTTATCGGAAGAAACTATTATATTATTTTCTGATGCACGCTGTTGTGTGAGAACTGCAATGATATCATCTGCCTCAGCTCCATAAACTTCTAACACCTTATACGGAAAGTTATCTTCTATCTCAGAGCGAATAGTATTTAAAGTTTCAAATATAAAATCCCAATCATACTCTGACTTCTTCCTATCTACCTTACGGTTAGCCTTGTAGTTGGGAAAATAATCTTTACGCCAATAATGCCGGCTGTCACAACATATCACCACCTCACCATATTTTTCTGTGAATCTAGTACGGTAGTA